ATGGCAAAACCCATGGCAATCGTTTCGTGGTTGTACCGCGCCACGAACGACTCTTGTGCGGCGTCATACGAAATCGCGTCACCCTCATCCTTCACGGGTGCAGCGTCGAAGCCCGAAAGCTTCACTTCTTCTTCAAAGGAACGATCTGAGCTTTCCGTCTCATAGATTTCGGTATGCTCGTCATCATAACGTGCATACTCCATTCCGAAGAGCGCGTTCAACCCAGGAAGCAGTTCCTTAAGAAGTTGTGCTCGTGAGATGGCCATTGGTCAATCTCCTATACGCCAGTGGCGTTTAAATAGGAATGATTAGAAGCTGACCCGCTAGACGCAGCGTTGAACTTCACGATCACATCTGGATAAGTATCACTTGCCGTAGTTCCTTTCGGCGGCAAGCTAGTTGGACCATCGACAAAATCAATAATGCGAAGAGGCAGCGTGTTCGTTGTAGCGGGGGTGCTGCCATCAAGCGCGTTCTTGGATTTACCGAAAGTAGTATTGCCAGCCGTGACGACCACGGATGCGTTAAGACCGCGATCCGTAGTGTTTAGTGCTTCGTCAGACTGCATTTGAAATACCACAAAAGGATCGTCCAGCACATACGCCATCGCATCAGTGGCCGCATTGGATGCGGGCCAATACTGAGAAAATGTCTTCTGTTTGGTCGTCGGATCCGTATACGAACAACCCAAGAAAATCCCGACTGTGGTCAAAGCACTAGTACCAGTATCCTTCGCAATGGTACCATCAGCCGCAACCTTACAAAAATCACCATTTGAAATCTGAGTATTATAGGTGGTGATAATCGGAATATTTCTAGTTTTGCCTGTAAACGAACCAGAGGAACTTAGAGTTCCGACCGGCCTGGCCCCATACGGTGTTGCTGTAGTAGCCATAATATTTTTCCCTACATTATTAGTGGGGCAACCTTAGCGTTTACCACCGCCAAAGGTCACACGAGTTTTACGATCAGGCGGGAGAACAGGCATACGAGGATCGCTCTCCCGCATATAACTGTTATCGACGGCTTGCATCTGTGAGGCAGCGTGTTTCTCGTAATACTCACGCCTTTTGTTCACGCTTTCCTCAGATTGCTTGCAGAGCAATAACCCACCGAGTTCGATTCCCCCCTTATCTCCCCACTCCGATTTATGATCGCTCATAATATGGAGTTCTGGATGATCTTCGGATTTGACAGGTTCCCATCCTTCACGAAATTTCCTAGAAACATTCGTGTTATCAGGGCTGCCAACCATAGATGTTCGTACCCACCTGAACACCCAACCATCTTGAGGATCGGGATCTGGAAGAACCGATGCAGGTTCCCACGAAACATCACGAGCCTCGTTTTCACGAGTCTCTATTTTCCTGGGTTTCCTGGAAGCGCGTTTCTCAGCCATTAGGCCATCTCCTTGATTAGCTGTGCCGCATACTGCTGTGGTGTTATGCCCAGGCGTTCCGCGAGCTTAACCTGGGTCTGCGTCAGCGTAACCTTGTGCGATGGCGCACCATTATTTCTAGATGCTGGTGCAACCACGGGGTTCGCCCTGCGGCGAGATGCGGCATCAACGACGACGATGTTATCGGAGTGCGTCGGGCTGTTACCGAAGTGCGTAGGAAAAACTTCTTTCATACGATTATCTATCAACTTATAATACTCATCAGAATCTGGGTCAATACCTTCTTCTCCTAC